TGAATGGAAAAGAGCTGTTGATTGTTGCAAATTTAAAAATCAAAAAAGCTATATCTGGCCCAATTTAAATCACAAAGGAAAAATGAACAACTGTCGCAACGTCGTAAGCTTTTTTTCCGGCTGCGGTGGCTTTGATCTCGGATTCAGAAAGGCCGGCTACCGTATTGTATTGGCCAACGACGTTTGGCCCCCCGCCGCCAAAACATACAAACTGAATTTTCCGCGAACGAAGCTCATTTTGAGAGACATCCGAGAGATCGAACAATCAATGTTGGACTCCATCCTCAAAGCTAAAAAGGTGGAAAAAGTTCAAGTGATCATAGGGGGGCCGCCGTGCCAATGCTACACGCGGATGAACAACAATAATCCCCACAAAATAAACGACGAAAGAGCGCAGCTATTCAAGAGCTACATCAATATGGTAAACGTTGTTAAACCGGACTTCGTCGTAATGGAGAACGTCCCAGATCTCCTTATAAGAACAAACGGCGACGGTTGCTTTTACCAGGATTTAATTGCGAATGAATTTGCCAAAGCTGGTTACAGATCTTCATATGATATCCTCGAAGCGGAGCGGTACGGTGTTCCTCAACGAAGAAGGCGAGTGATATTCTTGGCGACGAATAGAGACGACGTTGAACTGTCCTTTCCTGCTCCCTCGTCAAAAACAGCAAAAGTCGGCGAATTCTTGAGGAAGATCAATGGATTACAAAAGCTTGACAATCACGAGTTTGTGCCGAATAATCGGGAAGTGCTCGAGCGCATCAAGCACGTTCCGCCAGGGGGCTATTATGAACAGTTGCCGGAGCATTTGAAAGTGAAGAAGTTCAGAGATGGCAAATGGGTCGTTGCAAAGCGCTATGGGAGTTACTATCGGAGACTGAAAAGCGATGAACCTGCGGTAACGATTACAGAGAATTACCTTATACACCCCGACGAAGACCGCTATCTGACTAACAGGGAATTGGCTTTGCTCCAAACGTTCCCTCTAGCCTTCAAATTTTTTGGCACCAGAAAGGAAGTAAGGCAACAGATCGCCAACGCTGTCCCTCCAAAGTTCGGGGAACGCATTGGAAAACACCTTTTGTCTTATTTGTGACGCACAGCGCTTTTGACCTTCTGAACGCACATTTCGGGTTCGGATTTGATCTCGTGTTCCCAAAAACGGATCACTGTCCAGCCCAAGCCGTGCAATTGATTGTTGACTTTTTCGTCTCTCTCCATGTTGTACCGTATCTTGTTTCTCCAATAGTCATTTTTCAGTTTGCCTTCAAGGTTTTCCCAGTTGTAACCGTGCCAAAAATGACTGTCGACAAAAACGGCGACCTTCTTGGTCGGAAACGCGATATCAGGCTTTCCAGGCATTTCCTTAAGGTGAATCCTGTAGCGAAGCCCGTTATTTAGAAGGCATTTATGATAAATATACTCATGATGAATTAAAGGCGATAAGCAAAGGCAAAGGCGTCTATGAGTTTACCATAACACCTCCTAAAGTAAACATTGACCATACCGGGGAAGAAATACGCTTTGGGTTTTTTACTGATTCTCACATGGGAAGCATTTACTATCATGAAGCGTTTTTAGACGATTTTATAAAAACCTGCAAGGAAAAGAAAGCTCAGTTTTGCGTAGCCGCTGGCGACATCACACACGGCATGGATTCAAGGAAATACAATTTGCTCTACGAGTTAAAACACATCGGCTACGCGGCACAAAAAGAATACGCCGAGGAACAACTATCAAAAATACCTTTTAGGACGTATTTAGTCTCTGGAAACCACGACAGGTGGTATGAATCAGTAGGCGCAAACATCGTGAAAGATATATGCGAAATGGTTCCAAAGACAGAATATATCGGACGTGATGAAGGCGATATTGAAGTTGAAGGGATATCTATACGTGTTTTTCACGGTGAGGATTTTTCGAGCTATGCAACGAGCTATCGGGCTCAGAAGCTTATCGAGAGCTTCACTGGTGGAACAAAGCCCAATGTGCTTCTTTTAGGTCACGCACACAAACAAGGGTACTTCTTTGAACGCAATATTCACGCGGTAAGTGGCGGAGCGTTATCTACACAATCTAAATGGATGCGAAGTAAACGAATGGCTAATCACGCCGGATATCATTTTATAACTATGCGGGTCGATGATGAGGGCGTCGCCGAGTTCACACTAACCTTTAGGCCATTCTATGTTTGAAAAATGAGGTTTGAAAAATGACTCCTACTGACGCCATCATCTTGCTAGTCGGCGTGGCCGTGTTCTATACAATCATAATATACATCATCTTAACAACAACATAAAAATTAAGCCAGATTAACACCAAAAAACAAGAAAAAAGTATAAACTAGTAAATTAATTTTTCCCATGCACGGATAAGCCGCTCTTAAGGCGGTTGTGAGGTAAGAGTGTCAAGTTGCACCATGGTAGAAGACACAGACGGAATACGTGCCCGCCTCTACCCACTACAGAACGATATCGAAGACACTAGCAAGCGCACGCTGTTTACCAACATCCTATTCAAGCTCAGCAAAATCGAAAGAGAAATAAAAGGAGTCTCAAGAACACAGCTCATTCATATATCCAGAGAAAAAGAAAAAATAGAAAAAGGCTTCCTTGAGACTCCCGAAGCTGAGGCCCAAGCCAAGGCGATAATCAAACACTGGTCCAGGGTACATGATGGACACTGGGAAAGCAATTTTGTATTCCTGAGCGAAGAGCTGGAAAGGGAAAAAACCAAAATCTTCGGCCTGAACGACCGCGTGTTAGAAGATACTCTGCTTTTAGAATATGAAATGCTCGATACCATGCTTGGGATACTGAAAGACGAATACGATGCAGTACAGGCTTTTAAGGTTAAAGTAGATTAGGGGGTTTGTTTGCCAAAAACGAGAGAAGCTGAATTATGGGATAGAAGGCAAAACGAACGCTCTAAAGCATTTGATCTCTTTTGTATGTACCGTGATATGGGCCCAAGCCGTAGTCTTGAAAAGCTAGCGCGGAGTAGTGACGAGACCGGCATGAGTTTTGGGAACCTCCGGTTGCATAGTAAACGTCACGATTGGGTCAAGCGTGCAGAAGCATACGATGACCACAGAGCCGCTCAAGATTTAAAAGACAACGAACAGCTCATTAAAAAGTTCAAAACGCAGCGGGCCCTGGAAGCATTAGCCATCGCCGATAAAGCATATTCCAGCATGAAAGATGACAAAACAGGCTCGAAAGAAGCACGAAAACGCTGGGAGCTTGGCATTGATAAGTTCATGCAGATATTAGGATTAGACAAGACAAAAGTAGAACTGAGCGGCGAAGTTAAAACAAATGATTCTGATAAAGCACTTCATCTAATAGAAGCCATCAACGCTACAGTAACACCTGAGCAAAGGATGGAGCTTTCTAAGAAACTTATGGATATTGCTGAAGGTTCTAAGGATAAAGAATCAGAGCAATAATGTCCGGCAAAGTAAGGAAACTAAGACCGTATCGGTCTTTGATATACCGAAATTGTCAAAACAAGCTTGAATTATGAAACGGGGTAAATTGTCCGGTATAAGTTGTTAAATGGAGGCTAAAATGGCTACACAAAAGATGGTCTACGGGGTTGCCGCTTCAAGCGACACAAACCCAACACCGTATAAACTAAAAAGGGTGTCAACGACGCCAGTACCGCAACCTACGCTGGCAAAGTCAATCGCGCCACTAAAAGCGCAAGGTATAGAAGATTTCTTACAAGTCGTTGCTGACGGAGCGTATCCAGATTCATCGTTTATCTCAGACTGTAAAACAAATGGGGTAACGTGTGGAATAAACAACAGCAATGACGGAACTAGCTCAAACTGGTCTTTAGCATATTACCAAGCCCTTGCTGCTCAAGGCGTGCAGTGGGCAATCGGAGAATCAGAAAGTGGTGGCGAGATGTGCGCTATGATGCAGGCAGCGCCAGGGAAACTTGTAGCGGGTACGTATGGTGGCGAGGGGACCGGGGGGCCCACAGGTAATAATGACATCTGGAGTGGGAATAACCTCACGCCAACGTGTACTATTGCTAAAGGCACAATAAACGCTTGGCTCGAAACATACACAAGCAGTGCAATGCTCAGCGCAAGTGAAATAGGAACGGAGGCAGCTATCAATAAGGACGCTGGCTGCTTTGAGGTTGGTCTTTTACCCGGAACATGGTGCGAGGCCGACTATGGTGCTACAGCAGAGACGTATCTTGAGATGGTCGATGCGATGAAATCACAAGGAGTTACCTGCGCTGGGGTTCAGATGTGGTACTATCAAGGTGGTTTCGCATATCCAGATATTTTCACAGGTTTGATGGCAGAATATCCAGCTAACATGACGCCCATACTACAAAGAGCGAGTGGGACACCGACACCGACACCCACACCACCGACGCCCGATCCAGCAGTAGCAACACAATGCTTCCTAACCGTAGACAATGCAAACCCGAAGGTAAACGCTCCGGTAACGTTTACTGCTACAGTAATGAGCAACGGCAAAGAGATTCCAGTCCCCGTTACAGTTTACCATTACCTCAACGGAATCAAATACATCGACGCTCCAAGTAAAGCGGTTCTAAACTCTTTCTCAACGCTGACCTTCCAGACAACGTTTACGACAGCAGATCCGAGACCATACTATATGTCATTCGCCGGAAATGCTCAGTATAAAGCTTCAAACGCACCATTGGGTGTGAACGTGCAGTGAGGTAGAAAATGGATGAAGATGAGCAGAATACTGAGGGGTATATTCTACGTCGCGATGTCGAAGAATTAGATTCAATTATCGAAAATCTCTCTACAGTAACCGACAGTAAAGCACGAACGCTGTTTAGATTACGAAGGGTTCACGAAAGCCTGAAGATGATGGAAAATAGATTATCCAGACCAGGTAGACGGGAAGAACTAAGCAAAGAACATTGGGAACCTAAAACTGAAACGGTTTCAACTGCAACACCAAATTGTTGGACTCGACCATCTGAAACTGGTTCGACTACAGCACCAAATACTCTTACATTTGGCCAGGTGCTAAGAAAAAAGTTTGTTGATAAAGATGACGATGAGGCGTTTATAGGTTTTATAGGAGATAAAAAATGACTCAAGTATATTACGACCACTCGAACGGCAAAAGATATTTTATGGGGTGCAATCGCGACCCACCACACGCCGATGCAAAGTTACTTTTAACTCGTAAACAACAGGCGGAACTACCTAGTTCTTATACTATTATAGATGGCACGCCGGTTGAAGATCAGGGAAATGAAGGTTCATGTACAGGCAACGCAGGCGACAACGCTTCTAAGATCCGAAGTTATACAGCAACAGGCAACTACTTCAACGGTGCCCGTCAGCAGATATACCAATGTGCCTTAGCGCACGATGGCAACCCACTACAAGATGTCGGTAGTTCATTAAGTACTATAGCGTGGGTTCTTGAGAACATCGGAGTTGCTGTTGAGTCTGAGTTTCCATACACAGGGGGGATGCAAGGGCCCGTTCCCGCAAACGTCTTAGCGGATGCAGCAAAAGATAAAACAACCAAAGCAACTCGTTTAGATGCAAGCGATGAAAATACTACAATAGCAAACATCAAAACAGCTATCGCTCCTAATTCAGTACTTCCTCCGTGTTACCCTGTAATGTACGGTTATACGGTATTTGAATCGTTCTTTAACACTGGTAGCGATGGCAACATGCCTGCACCATCGGGCGGCGTAGCAGGAGGGCATGCCAATGTTTTCATTGCTTTCGACGACAACCACACAGGATGTTATGACGGAAGCAAAGGAGCGTTCCTGTCTAAAAACTCCTGGGGGACAGGATTCGGCTGTCAGAAAGACGGGACACCTTCAAGCGGTAACGGCGGGTACTGGTGGATGCCGTATTCGTACTTCCTAAACACAGACGATGGCGTAGGCGACTGTTGGGCCATAATCACGGAGTCGGACTTTGTAACTCCAATTCCTACCCCAACACCAACACCCAATCCAGCGACACCGACTAGCTGCTTTCTCACGTGTGATACTGCTACTCCAAAAGTGGGCCAGTTGGTTACGTTCACTGCTGAAGTAATCGCGAACGGAAAAGCGATTCCGGTGCCTGTGACGATCTACCATTATCTAAACGGAGTTAAATATGTGGATAAGTTTGCGTATTCGACGCTTACTTTCCAGACAACATTTGAATCAGCAGCTCCGAGACCGTATTACGTGTCATTCGCAGGCAATTCAACGTACGGGAGCTCAAGCTCAGGACTTGCGATAAACGTAGCGTAGGACGGATTTTGATAAGAGAAAAGCTATCAAGTGAATCAAAAAAGCTGCCATCTTTGGTGCTCATTAAAGGACGAGTGGTGTTACAACTATATGTCGCAGGGTAAGGTAGTAGCTACGCATATCGTACAGGTGGAGAGAAAAGCCAGGTATTCAAGGGCAAGCGCACAGGTTGAAACGTAACTGAACATGGCAACAGACATCGAAAAAGAAGTAAAAGGTCTAAGCGAAGACCAGATCAGAACTGTAGCTCTGGGTATCGACCCCGTAAACTTCGCACGGCAATTCGGCTTTAATCCCGTAGACTGGCAAGCGGACTTTTTGCATAACAAGCATCCCAGGATTATCATGAACTGCCCCCGAGGTGCAGGCAAAAGCCTTCTCACTGCAATACTAACCCTACACCACGCGCTTTACACGCCAAATGCATTAGTGCTCTTGTTCTCACCTGGCGATAGACAATCGATGGAGCTATTTAAGAAAGTCACCGATTTTTATAAACTACTTGGTAAGGACGCATCAGTAGAATATTCCAAAGCGGAATCAGCACACAGACTTGAGTTAAAAAACGGGTCAAGAATAATCTCTTTGCCAAACTCACCAAGAACCGTCGTAGGCTATCACAACGTAACATTACTCGTCATAGACGAAGCCGCACTCATTGATAATGAAGAGCTTTATACACGAGCCCGCCCGATGCTTGACCATAAAAACGGTCGCCTGTTCCTACTCTCAACTCCATTCGGAAAGAGTGGTTTCTTTTATCGAGAATGGAGTGATTGGGAGAAAAACAACAGAACCGTCTGGCGAGGCATTACGGTTACAACTAACGAATGTCCGTGGATGCTTCCTTCGTTTCTAGCAGAAGAACGGCAAAAACTAGGGGATCGCGGCTATCGCCAAGAGTATGAATGCTCTTTTGAAGAGAATATCGACAGCTACTTTTCACTTGAAGAGATAGAAAATGCGTATAGTAAAGACGTTAGGCCGTTATTTACCGCAGACGGTGAACTCGACATTCCATTACCCAGCGTGCAGAATAAACGCGGCATGGAAGGCTTAGGGTGGAGCATTTAAGTGGAAACTGAAACACAGTTCACGTATTTTATAGGGCTAGACTTAGGTCAGGCAAGAGACTATACGGCGGTTGTTGTCTTAGAACACACAGAGACCTACGCAGTTCCACCACCCAAAACAGGTCGTGATGCTTTCGAGATGGTAGGTATCGGTGATTCTACCGGAAAGCCATCTAGACCAATATCATTTACTCCAACAGCAGAAACGTACCATGTTCGGTACTGCCGCCGGTTTCCACTAGGTACACCATATCCAGAAATAGTGCGCTGGACTTCTACACAGGTCAGAAATATAATGACTCGCGCGCGGGTTGGACTTATCATTGACGCTACCGGCGTAGGGCGCGCTATTTTAGATATGTTTCGTGACGCACAATTAAAAGTTGTTCCTGTTAACGTTACCAGCGGACAATACGACAACTTCGCAAAAGGAGTCTGGAACGTTCCTAAGAAAGACTTGGCGAGTGCAACTAAGTTTCTCTTAGACAAAAAAGTGCTCAAGATAGAAGATCCTACTGATAACACTCCAGGTGACAATGATCTCTACATCTCATCGGCGGAGCTGATAGAAGAAATCCAAAATTTTAGGATAAAGATAAATGAGCGAACCAGACACGAAAGTTACGGGGCGTGGCGCGAAAATGATCACGACGACCTAGTCTTTGCTCTGTTTCTTACATGTTGGTGGTGCTTAAAAAGAAAAGAAAAGGCCGGAAAAGCATATACGCCGGTAATTGTCGGTGAAGACGAAGGAACCAAGCTGCCCGGATAATTGAATATAGGAACAAGACATAAATGCCCTCGAAAAAAGAAGAAACTAACGGTATAACGTCATTTAACGAGAACTCTTCACTTACTAATTTTACCAAAGCGAACCAAACTCCTGAAGACGTAAAGAAATTAGTCGATCTCCAGGACCAGCCGTTTACGCCTCAAGGCTTGCCTACGCTGGGTTCAGGCGACTTAATGGGTGTCGGCCCATCCAGCCCAGGTCATCCTGCTCAAATTAATTACTTCGCAGAGTACGGCACTACCGGCCTGATGTACATACCTCCGTATGTATATGAAGAATGGCTGACTGAGCTCCAATACACTCGCGGCGTCCGGATGTACAAAGAGATGTACACGATGGACGCTATTATTTCATCCATCTTTTACGCCGTGGAAATGAGCGTTAGAAGCGTTAATCTTTGGTGGGAAACCGCCGGAGCATCAGATGAGGACTTAAAAGCACTTCAATTTTACGAAGAGTGTTGGGAAGATATGAGCGTTAATCCACAAGACCTCGTATCAGAAATTCTCAGCATGTTTATTTTCGGGTATCATCTCGCGGAGATAGTGTATAAAAAGAGAGAGGGCCCGCATCCTGAAGACAGCACGATAGATTCAAATTATGACGATGGCCGCGTTGGGTGGAGAAAGTTTGCTACTAGGGCCCAAGAAACACTACTTAATTGGGACTTTGACGTTAACGGTGGAGTACGAGGCTTTAGGCAACTTGCGCCCCCGCATTTTATAATCACAGAGATACCGATAGAAAAACTGCTGCTTTTCAGAGTCAAACCGCGTAAATCCAATCCCGAAGGCGTCTCAATGCTTCGCGGGGCGTATCGGACGTATATGTTCAAAAAACTCGCTGAAGAAATAATGATGACGGGCATTGAGCGTGATTTGGCAGGCGTTCCGATCATACGGGCCCCAGGTGAAATAATAACCGGAGTAGATGCTAATTCTCAGTCTATGATGACCACGCTCACGCGCATCGTCAGGAACCTAAAACGAAACCAGGACGAGGGCATTGTACTACCGTCTAACAACTATTCATCAGCAGACGGCGGCGGATTGATGTATGACGTCCAACTTATCGGCCCGCAATCGCAGAGGCAGTTCGATATCGTTGGGATTATCCAGATGTTCTCTAAGTGGATAGCCATGACGATGTGTGCTGACTGGTTGATGCTCGGACAGGACGCTATAGGGTCATACGCGTTAGCGCAGACCAAGAACGATATGTTTGCGATGACGATTTCAACGATTCTCGATTCAATTTGTCAGGTCTTTAACTCATACGCAGTACCTCGCTTAGCGCAGCTTAATCCAGACGTAAACCCGGAAACGTTACCTAAACTCGTTCACGGCGATGTAAATACCGCACTGATAAGCGATGTCGGGATATTTTTAAACAACGTCGCGCGGGGCGGAGTTGAGATTCCAAACGACGTGCAATTTAGAAACGCCCTGTGGGATATGGTAGGACTTCCAAAAGAACCTGAACCTGAAGGCGAAACTGCTACGCCGGTGGATTCGTTATTACCTGGACAAACAGCCCAGAGATCAAGAGAACGAAACCAGAGGATAAACGAAGAGACGCCGTTCAGAGGAAAGCCACCACGGGCGGTAGTTCAAACTCCTGGTCCAGTGAAACGGTCTGCTACAGTCGAAAAAATAACAAAACAACAGCCTAGTGTTTCAGACGTCCATGTAAAGCGGCCAAGTGAAGACATATCAGTTGCGTATCTACAGGGGACTAAACCAAAAAAGAAGCGAAAGAAAAATGGCAAAGGAACTGCTGGAAGTTAAGGTTGAGCGACTTGAAAAAGAGATTACGGAACTAAAGCGCCAGCTCAAGATGCACATTAGTAATTGTCCATTTCGGGAGGTACGCGTATGAGATATACTAATGAATGGGGGGACAAGGAAGACTTCGGTCTTGATGATCCTAAAGCTATCGTCGTTAAGAAGGAAGATTTACTCAATATGTCGGTAGTTCAGCAAGGCGATGATACACGGCCACTTACGAGAAAAGAAAAGAGAGAATTAAACGACGTGCTCAATCAGGCGGTAGGCAAGCCGTCACACAGAGAAGGAATTATCAACCTAGTCGTTCTCGTCAGTTGGACAATCTTCTGGATATTAGTCTCACATTATGTACTTCATTTCTAGGAGGGGTAAACATGCCAAAGTCAGAAAAAAAGAAAGCTAAGAAGAAAACCGTAAAGAAAGAAGAAATTAAAGGAGTTAGCACACCGAAAGAACCTGACGTGTACGCCGAAAAGATCGAAGCGCAGCCGGATAACTATAGCTGGCTCGCAATGTCTCGTGCGAAACCGGAAGAAACTGAATCATCTGAAGGTGCCATCGATCCATTCGCTGATCTGGGTAGCGATAGCGCATTAGACCTCCTTAAACAAGATCAAGAAAAACGAGAGGAAGCTGAGTTAAAGGTCATTGAAGACGCAATGAAAAAAAGCCAGAAGGCCGCAAAGCGCCTGAAACCAGTCACCATCAAAATAACCGGAGAGAATCTAATCCATTGGTATGCAATGCTCGATGGAATACGAAGTTCATTGTTAACACGCAATGGAGTATCAGCGGCAGAGAAAGCGGTCTATTCCGAACTCCCGATTTCTAATGAAACTGCCATCGTTTATCTTCTCATGCTGCACGATGAAGAGATGGAGCGGCATACTAGAACTGTTGCGCCACATCAGGAAGATATTGAACGAATAGAAAAGCAGATGGGAGAAAAAGCGAGAGCATACCAAGCTAGACGACCCGCACCTATCACATCATCTAACCCACATAGCATTCTAGCTGAAAAAGGCCCAGCGATGCCCGCGCCGAATCCATTAGGAGCAATGACTATAGACTCAGGCTTTACTATGGGCGGAGCGCAAATGTCTGAAGCTGATTTTTTCAGGATGGCACAGGCTAAGAAAGTCCCGAGACCTGTTAAAAAGGGAATGTGAAAAATGAAAGAAACTAAAGCGTATGTGATATTTTCAATCGCCGCGCTTATAGCGGTCTGTTACATAACGACGTTAGCATATTTTTTAGCACGATAAGATAAAGAGGAAACAACCTACAAATGGAAAACCAAGCTGTTGAATCCTATGAGGATCAGCAATGAAGTGTTCTAAATGCGGTCGAGAAGCTGAAGACGCGAAGTTTAAACAGTGTAGTGCATGCCGCGAGAGTTATCGCAATTATCGTAAGCAACCCAAATGGATAGAGTACAACAGAAATTACCAACGCGAATGGATACGCACGCATAGAAAAGTACCTCCAGAAGGATGCTGTATCAGATGTGGCAAGCCGTTAGAATCTAATCTATTCGCAAAATGTGAGCAATGCCTCCAAAGTTCACGAGATTGGTTCTCTTTAAATCCCGACAAGGCTCTGAAATATGCGCGTAAGTCACGTGAAGCGAATCATGATAGACATCTGAACTATATACATAACTACCGGGCCCGGAAAAAAGGTAATGGCGGCACATTCACCTTTAAAGAGCTAAACGAGTTATTTGAACAACAAGAAGGATTCTGTTATTATTGCGGTGAATTACTTTATGCATCATTTGACAGAGAGATTCACATAGAGCATAAGATTCCAATATCTCGCGGAGGTTCTAATGATATCACGAATATTGTACTAAGTTGCGCAAAATGCAATCTTAGTAAAGGCGCAAAGACCGATGTGGAATTTTTAAAATTGGTAACAAAGCAAAAATGAAAGAAGAAATCGCTGTTGAAAAGGAATCCAAACCTAAGCAATATTCCCAGGAATACATGGACGCACTTTTAGAAGGCGTCAGGCAGTATGTACCTCCGCACGTAATGGAAAATCTACACAGGCAAGCGTTACCTCGTGCCGGTGGCAAAGCAAGTGCCAATGCACGCGCAGCTCGAAATGCTGCTCAGACCACTGAAGCTAGTCAAGCACAAAATACACAGGCCGAAGTAAACGCAGAGGTAGAGAAACAACCGATACCGGCAGACATAACACCAGTACCGTTACCTACGAATGAAAAACCGTTAACACCTCCTGCACCACCGCAACTGCAACCGGAAACGTGTGCAGAGGGCGATGAAGCATGCGAGGCTTCTGGGTCAGGTCCAGAGCAATCTACACCCGTACAACAAGGTAAAAGTAAAATGGATAAGGAAGAAATAGATAAAGATGCACACGGTAAGCAGGGCGCACCCATAGCTGATACTAATGCATGGGATGCAGGTGCAGCTCAAAAGCGATTAGTGGCGTGGGCATCAGATAGTGATGGCAATATCAACTTTGGCAAACTCAAGCGAGGCTATTTGTGGAGCGCACCGGGAGCAGATAAACTAGGAGATCTTAAATTCCCTGTCGCAGATATCATCAACGGACAGTTTAAGATAAGCGCAGCAGCTTTATCGGCAGCAGCAGGTCGTATTAACCAAAGTAAAGGAATACCACCCGATGAGCTCGCTTCAATGAAAGCCACGCTTAGAAGCTACTACAAAGACATAGGTGAAGACGCACCGGATAATATCTCAAAAGCAAGCGATGAGGACTTACATCCGGATTGTCAGAAGGTAGCGGACAACTGCATGAAACTGAAATCCGGCAAAGGCATCTCTAAAGCAGATGTTCCGACCTACATAGGCAAACGTCCGATACTTACCTTCGTCGCTGCATCGCCAGGCATCATGGAGTCTATCAGGAAAACCGCTTTGGCAGGAGCTACAGGCAAGACATTCAACGATGAATACCTGACTCCTTTAGGCCTTACGAGAAACGACGTTGCGATTACCTATCTTGTCCCGAATCTGCTAAAAGACGAAGGCGGGAAAGTCAGAGAACCAACTGCCGAAGAAATAGAGAAGTGGCAACCCTGGTTCACCGAAGAAATCGAAAAGATTGAAAGCGGTAATAAGCTGCCAATAATCGCACTCGACCACACGGTGAAAAAAGCGTTAGATAGAGAAGTTGAATTTACACTGCCTCATCCAAACTCACTATATACTCCGCGAACAAAGGATGAGCTGCAAAGGAAGAGATATCAGGTATCAAAGGCTCTCGAAGCTAGATACCGAAAAAACTGATAAAACGTCCTGAGAAATTAAGCCAGATTAACGTCAAAAAACAAGTAACGCTTAAATACTCTCAGGAGAATTTTGAACCGATACAAAAGCAAGCAGCGGCCTGGCACTACACCGCGCGCCTGTTGAAAGGGACAGACCATCTAGTGTGGGGTGTTGTCTATGAACCGTGCAACGGACCTGTCTGCAAGACCGATACGCAGGGGGACTTTATACGTCCCGATGAACTGCGAAAGGTCGCGCAGAATTATCTCGCCAATGCCGGTAGAATAGGACTCCACCGTCAGAAAGAACTGAGTCCGTCCGAGGCGACGCCTGTGGAGAGCTTCATCGCGCCCGTTGATATGGTCGTCGATGGTGAACACATCACGAAAGGCTCCTGGGTGCTGTTCACGAAACTAAACGATGCACTTTGGAAACGCGCACAGAGCGGAGAACTCGGCGCGTATAGCATCGACGGAACAGGTGTGCGCGTAAAAGCGTAACCTCTAAAGAGAACCAAGGCGCGAATGGTAAACGACAAAGATTATTCAACTGGCGTACCTAGCGTCGCTCTCGAAAAAGATACTGAACTTGTCGATACCGAAGTTAATTCCGTTCACCTCGTAACACGCGGGGCGAACCGTAAGAAACTTCATTTGGTCAAGTCAGAATTAAAACGCGCACCAGGATCTAATTCTATGGCAGAAACACACGAACCAGCGTTCGCTATCGACGTCCTTAAAAATTATCACGAGGAAGGACTGGCGGACAAAATAGAAAAAGGGATTCCTGGGCTACAACCTGAAGCGATGGAAGTAGGAGAGGCCATGGTCACTCTTGCTAAATCTGTTGCTGAAGAACTCCCCGCAAACTTCTTTGATGAGATCTCGTCTATCGCAGGTTTTCAGAAAGCCAGCACTAAGAAAGCGAAGCCTACTGAGGACGATGATGAGGACGATGATGACGGTTGCGATGGAGACGACGGAGCTCAGAAATCAAAGGCAACGAAAATGAAAAAGAGTATAGAAAAAACCCTCGAAAAGATCGAGAAAGAGGAAGACCTTGATCTTCTACCTGAAGATGTGCAAAAGGCCGTCCGTCCGATATGGAAGGCCCTCGTAGAGAAGGACGAGCGCATCGCCAAGATGGAAGAGCAAAAGCGTGAAGAGGTTTTTCTTGCGAAGGCAGCGCAGTACACCCGTATTGCCAAAGGTGCTGATTTCGTCAATTTGATGAAAGACGCAGCCGATTACCTCCCAGAAAAGTCCTTCCAGGCATTTATTCATCTTCTCGACGCTCACGAGGAAATGCTTAGAAAAGGCGACCTGTTCGCAGAGTACGGCAGCTCGCTCGAAGGCGACGCATCGAACCCACTTGTTAGGTGGGATGCAGAAGCCAAAGCACTGCAGAAATCAGCAGGGATAACGTACGAACAAGCGTACACCGACGTTGTGCACGCAGACCCAGAAGGGTACAAGGAAGTCCTTAATCACAACCTAGCCGCATCACGAGGTGAGTTCTAATGGTCGGCGATACACCCGTCCTCGACATGTCATATGTCGCGGGCATGGATCTGTCAAGTTACCAGTTCAGAGCGGTCACGATGGGAACTGACGGCAACATGTACCTTGCGAGTACCTCGGTACAGTCGTTGACCACGTCAACAGTACCCCCGGCACTTGATTCCGTAACCGTGCCTTCAAACCAGGTATGGGGCATACTCCAGAACGACCCGCCTATCGGCGATATTGCGGTTGTTCGTGAACTCGGACACAGCAAATGTGTCATGAGCGGAACTCCAGGGCCAGGCGTGGGTCTTAAGCTTGCTGACACGGCAGGTAGACTTACGACGGGCTCAATAGGCTCAGACGTTATCGTCGCTATGATGTCGCAGGATAACTGCGGCGGGACTGGCGAGATACACGATGTCGCGCTTATGACTCGCGGATCGTCAGGAGCTACGTACAGAGCAGGCCAACTAGAATATGCGATCAAGCTGACGAACCTTGCTGGTACTAACAACGTCTATGCGGCGCTTCCGCTAGGCTTTACTGGTACTATAGTAGGTTGGTACGGACTTTTCACGACTACATCTAGTGGCAGCTCGGGACAAGGATCACTTGACCTGATACTTACTACAGGCGCCTCGCCTAGAAGTCTTTACTCAGTAGGCACTACGAAGTCAACGCTGACAATTACTGAGGGATCGACAGTAGGAACAGTAGTCGCACCGAACGCAAATCCAACGATCAACAACACGTTCGCGTCAACGGACACGCTGACGATCCACTACACGCAAGTCGCTTCGGACGTATTCACAAGCGACCTCGGCGTTTTAGAGGTTCACATCATTACAAACTAGGAGAACTAAAAAGATGGCAACAAATTCTCAAAGAAACTTCGCCTCGATCACGCCGAACTATGGACTCTACGGAGCTGCGAAACGTCTTACCAAAGCGGGTCTTATCGAAAGCCCTGCCGAAGCATGGACAATGCCAAGTCACGTTTCGCTCACCAAGAGCCAGCCAAGCGTCTTCGATGTGCACGTTAATGTGCCCAATACAATTTTTAGTATTGCGTACATCCAAAGCCAAACCAACTTCAGGGCAGCCGAGATCTTTCCACTCATCCCTGTGATGAAGAAATCTGACTACTACGTCAGCTACACGAAAGACTACTGGTTCACGAATGAAGCTAAAGTTCGGCTAGACGGTTCAGAGACAGCAGGAACGGGCTACGGCCTCAACATGAAAAACGTCTATATGTGCGACGTTTGGGGCCTGCACGTTGACCTAGGCGACATGGTATCAGCTAACGCCGATGCACCGCTTAACATGCAGCGTGATATCTCCCTGTTCTTGACGCAGAAGCTCCTGCTCGCCAGGGAAATGCAGTTCGTCACCAACTACTTCACGAACGGAGTATGGACAACCACCGAAAACGGCGCAGCTAACGGCGGCGGCGGCCAGTTTGTGTTCTGGGATGACCAAACTAACAGTACGCCTATCGAAGATATACGAAAGTTCAGACTCAACATGGCGCAACAGACGGGCTTTGTTCCTAACACCCTCGTAATTGGACCACAAGCCTACGAAGCGCTCATTGTCCA